CACCATCTCTATCTGGAGTATCAGTGGTAAAAGTTACATTCAAAGCCCGTTCACCTTCAACGGCTTTCGTTTCAGCTATATAAGTTTTAAGCATTAATTCTTCCATATTAAAATCACCTCACTCTATAATTATTTAATCTATCCAGTAAATTTAATAGATATTACATTTTCAAGATTATAAATTTCAGAGATATTATCTATCTCATTTCTCATTAAGCTTTCAACCTTTCTATAAAAATCATCTTCTATTCTATACTTTTTTACTTTTTCTTCACGTTTTTCTATATAAACTATTTCTACACTCATACTAATTTTTTCCATTTTTTTATTATCTCCTTTAATCTTTTATCACTGGCAAAATTGTGCAACGACAATTTGGTTCAGAAGGAAACATTAACCCATTTGAAAACGGTTTATCTAAATCAACTGTTTCCTTGTGTAATGCTTTATGTGCATCCCTAACATTGGGCCAATCAACCACAGTCACAAGCCATTCCTTCTTTTCTACTACCCCACTTTGTTTAAATGCTTGGTAGCTTCCAGAGTTCGAAGCGGTAATGGTTTCAGTTCTGGCAATCCTTATAGCCTTATAACCTTTACATTGTTCATATTCCGCAGTGATTCTTGTAGCCAAACTTGGTATACTTTCCCCATTGGCAACTCCTTCAGCTAATGTCCTCTTTAAAGCATCAAAGGTTGTGTCTAATATCGATTTAATTGATTCCCCTGTATGTTCTTTTATCCATTTTACCACTTCTGGATTGGTAACGTCAAACCCCAATCCCAATTCAGCAGCAGCAGCCTCACCATTTATCTTAACCATCTGGGTTATTCTGGGTAGGGTAAATTCAGCAAACTTTGCTATCTCTCGTTCATCATGGGTTATACGAAGCACATCGTCAATATCTTTCTTAACTATTGATTTACCGTTTCGTAAAGCCCGTAAAGCCCTCAGCTCTTGCTGCTGAAACAGACTTATCATTCCCCTTTTAAATTCATTCTCTAAAGGCGTAATCCTCTTAATAAATAATTCCCAATACTTTCGCTTATATTCTTCAGTATATTTTTTGGCTATAGACTTTCCTGGCTCTGGTTCAGATGATCCGTCACCATCAGCACCCGATAACGGCATTATATTCATAGGTGCAAGTGGCACTTTACCCCAACTAACTTCATCAAGCCCATCTTCCACCCTTGCCTCATTAATATTAATTACAAAATTCTTCAAATTGCTTTCCCGCTTCTTTAATAGAAATTCATCATCAGCAGGGACCGGGTTGTCAAATTTACAATATAATCCCTTCTCTTTATATAACATCATCATAAAAGTATTAAATATTTCTGCAATCCTGACCAGTCTCGGTAATATACATTCCCTATTCCAACTGACATCCAGAGCCTGCATATTAGCAAGGTTGGTCTGTTCTGGATGGGAGAGCTTTTGCGGTGGGGTATGATAAGCACTGGCAAGCTGTCGCATAGTCCAGTTAGCTAATAGCATAAATTCCATATCTTTATTAGATACACCTATGGTCTTTAATTGAAATCCGCCAACTAAAGCTCCTGTCTTATTTGAATTCTCTATACCACCATAAGTTTGATTAAACATTTCCATTATTTTTTTAACTTGGTCAGGTGGGATAAACTTCTCACTTTCCATTACCTGTTTTAAATGCACCCCATTTTTAAACATATTCATTTGATATATCATATTATATTTATCAGTATCGTAGGCATAGGCTTTACGTTGCACTGGGGAAGCCCCTCTGAATTGGTCGGTAGGATTGGGGTATCTAAAGAATAAAATATCCTCTCTGGGGTAAACAATCTCTTTACCACCTTCCAAATAAATATAGTGGTCGATAATTCCCTTCTTTACTTTAGGGGTCATTCTGTCGGGCTGTCTAAAATATAACTCTCGTGGAATTCCAAAACTGTCTTTAGCTATCAGGATGTAACACTCACCGGTTAAATCAAGAAATATCGAAAGCAATTCCTTCCCGCTAAACTGTGTAGTGTCAGGGTTGAAATGCTTCAGAAGGTCGTAGAAGCGGTGTTTACTTTCGGGAATAAGTTCATCATTGCTATTATATAATCTCAAGGGAATACTGGCAATTCTTTCAGCAATTAATGAACAACAATCTCCAGTCCAACCCTGAAATGCCTTTAATTGCTCTGAAGAATTTTTGAAAGAATCTTGTGCCCATAAAACGGGTGTAGGTGATTCAGGCCAATATCTGGGGTCGGTTATTCGCGAGGGCAAAGTTTTTATATTAATATCTATACTTTTATCAGTGAAGGGTATCGTCAGCTTTATAAACATCGCCCCCTTTCATATCAATATAGGTGCATATATACATATTATAATATAATCATATAACATATAAAGAATAATATCATACTATTTTGTGTATGTCAAATTTAATATCATACTATCTCCTTTCTTCTATCTACCTACCTACTAACTATTATTTATCATTATTTATAATTACAAAAATCTTTTGCAAACCATAATATACAACAAAAAAACCCTACTGCAAATCCCAAAATTCCTATTCCTATATAAACAAAAACCATTTTATTAATCATTCCTCCCGAATAATGTAGGCCAACATTGAATTAACTCAGGAATAACTTTCGGTTCTTCTTCTCTACTTTCTTCCCATCTCTTTTTTATATCCTTTAAATCTTCTACAACCCTTTCAAGTTCTGAGCTACCATCAACAGCACTAAAATTCATACCCTCTAAATCTTTTTCATACTTATCTATTAAATTATCAATTTCTTCTAATATCACTTTTTTTTCATCTCCTTTAAAATAATAATTCTGGAATCTTCCTTATCCTCTTATTCGCCATATCAATATATTCCTGTTTTAGTTCAATCCCTAAATATTTTTTACCTTGTTTTTTAGCTACCACTGCTGTCGGCCTTGCTCATTTGGCCTCATGTTTCTATCTCGATAAGTGGTTTGCCCTGTCCCATTATCCCAATCACTATCAACTTCTATAAAACCAGTTCCATTACATTTTAAGCAATTATGATAACCGGATATCATATTAGTTTTTGGCTTTATATTTTCTTGACACGAACACGGTATTTTTTTTACTTTCATTTAGCACCTTCCTTATATTCTATCATATTCAAAATAAAATAGCTTGTCAAATATATTTTTAATCACCGACATATATATATGGTAGTATCCCCATATAGTAGACTGTATACATTATATATCTTAAAGCATCCAAACTATGGTCAAATCCCTTTTCGGGTTCTTCTGTTATATTCCCTTCTTTATCTTTTTTCCTCTGATAGCTTTCAATTTCAGCTTTGACTTTTACGCTTCGTTTGGTTATCTTAATCCTAAACTGCTGTAGATAATCTATCCCTGCCAAAACCGACCCCTTGCCCTTATCGGAAGGCTCAATATAGGGGAAGCCCTTTTCCTCATAGATTATCTCCAACTTGCCAGTTGCTTTATTAATCTTTTCCTCTTTATAATACCAGTTTTGTAATTCCTCTATCTTCCCAGGTGCCTCGCTGTCAGCTATTATCTTGTAATCATTCAACTTCATATCATTCATATCTTTAGCCAGCTGTGATATGGTTTGCCTGGTTAAATAGGATAATTGATCCACATAGATTATTTTTTCTTCCATATCTACAACAGTTCTTATCAATGCCTGCGGTGCTATATACCCAAAATCCAGCCCCAGTATCGGCTCGTCATCAGGGAACTCATCATCTTCTATCATTTCCCAATTGGTGTAAATAGCATTTTCCAGCATTCCATATTGCCCTAAAGTAAATACGGTTCTCATATTGCCGGTATAGCTTTCCAGTAATTTCTTATAAGCCAAATCATTCTTGATAAATATGTTATCTTTGTAAGTAGTGGTCAGTATGGTAATATCTTCTTTTTCTTCTTCGGTTAGGCCAGAGAAGAATCGTTTATAAGTCCAATTACTTTTGAGAATTGGATTATAAGTAAGTATTATTTGCATATAAGTATGGAATATACCCCGCAATCTGCGGTCTAATTCTTCAAAATCATTAGGATATAATTCAGTAGCTTCTTCTACCCATATACCAGTTATGCCCTCTATCGATTTTAATTTATCAGGATCATCCACCCCAGCGAATAATATCTCATTGCCATTACTTCTAAACGTGATAGTCATATCAGTTAGATTTATTTTAAATTCATCAGATAATTCCCATTTAGATATATAATCTCTAAATAATTGGAATACTGATTTGCGGATTGTATCTTTGACTTTTCGAATAATTAGAAAGCGATGGTTAGGCTCAGTCAATGTACGATATATTTTCTTTTGACAAACGAAATGGGATTTACCTGCCCCAGCCCCGCCCTTTAAAATAAGATA